CACCTATACCACCAAGAGCAATACTTGTCTTAGGATTTCTCTTAAGAAAGTTTTGTGTAGCAGGTAGGTCTTCTATTGTAGGTACTAAAGCATTTTCAGTAACAACTCCTGCAGCACCATATTTATCCATATATGCAGGGTCTACTTTTCTAGTTCCTGGACCACCAAATAAAAATCTTTTACCAGCATCATAACCTCTTCTGAGTAATGACCCTGTAGCATATCCTGGTATAATCCCACCTTCTTTTAACTGCATACTTTTAGTAGGTAATGACACTATACCACCTGATGCTGCTAGCTGTGTAGGAGTCATTTGTGTTGCTTCTGGTGGAACACCTACGCCTTGAGCTTTAGGCATCATTCTTTCTGGAGCCATTCCTGCAATACCCATAGGTTTTGGTTTAGCCTCATTTATAATTTTTTCTGATACAGTAGTGGTTTCTGGACTAGGAATTGCTTGAAATCTTTGACGCATTTCTTTACGTCTTTGTAGCTCACCTAACGCAAGATATATAGGAACTTCACCCATAGGTTGTTCTACATAATTAACTAATGCTTGGTCTGGTAATCCTTTTAATCTATCTTGCATTTCTATAATATTCATTCTATCCACTACCTAGTTGATTATATAATCCTAATCCTGCAATACCTAGACCACCTATTTGACTAGCTAAACTAGGTCTTGGAGCATATTGCACCTGTGTTGAACCTAATGCACCTGCAGTACCACGAAGTATATTTGATTGAAACTCCAGTAATTTTCTTTGTGCATCTTGTTCTTCTTTAAATTTTTGAAACTCTACATTTGCTATCTCTTGGTCCAATGCTTGTTGTTGAGCTGCAGTAGTTGCTTGAGCTTTAAGTCTTTCTAAATTAGCAATTTGTGTATCTCTACCTAATCCACTTTGAGCTTGACCTGCTTGTATTCCAGCACCCAATCCACCAAGACCTAAATCTGCTTGTAGTCTAGCACCAAACTGACCACCTGCTTGCTCCATTTGTCTTCTTTCTCTCTCAGCTTCAAGGGTTTGTTCATCAGCTCGCATACCTGCGGCTCTATCTCTTTCAAATTGTTGTTGAGCATTTAAGAAAGCATCTTGTTGTCCTTTAGCTCTTAAATCTGCTATTAATGCTCTAGTTTGAGCATCAGCTTCTGCAGTTAATAACGCCTCACGACCACCACCAAAAGTACCTCTTCCGATAGATTGCATAGCTGCTTGACTTTTAGCTATATCTCTTTGTCTTTGAGCTTCTAATATAGCTCTATCTGTAACTGCTTCACTAAATGGACTCATATATTGGTCTCTAGCAGCGGCATCAAACATACCAGGAGTTTGCATAGATAAACTTTCTACTGCACCAGGATTAAAACCCAACGCTCCTGTTATACCTTGTGCTCCTGCTGCTGTCGCTATCGTACCAGCATCACCTAATGTTTGCGTAGCTGTACCAAATTGCTCAGGAGTCTGTAAACCCATAACACCTTGTTGCACTGCTAGTTGCTCTGGAGTAAATCCTACAACCCTAGTGCCCTCATATTGAGGTATATCTTGCACACCTGTAACATTACCTTGTGCGTCTGTGGTGTAAGTTTGTTTACCTGATTGTTTAAGTAGTTCTTCATAAAAAGGTCTAGCGTAAGTCGGTAAGTTTGTTGTAGTAGAAGTTTGTGACTTACTACCACCGCCGCCGCCATATTCAAACAGTCCTGTAGCAGGGTTGATTGTGCCTGAACCACCTACCGATTTAAGTAGTTTAACTTCATAGTCATTGACATGAGCTAAATGGGTATCACCCATTCGACCTTTAGACGCAAGGTCTGTGTACAGTTGTTTAATTAACCATACTTTTAATTTATTTGGCACTAACTTTAAAAACATCCACTACTCCACTGGTAATTCATAGAATACAAACCGTTTCTTATAGCCATATTCTTTCCACATTTTTTCCCAACCTGGTCTACCGTGTGACTCTATTTTAATACATCCGTTATCTCTTGCAAACTTTTGTATTTTTGGTAAGCCATCAGGCACCCAACTTTTAAAATCTTTACCACCTGTAAAATGCATAACTAACATTTTTACTTGAGGGTACTCTATTATCTCTGTTACTAAAAAACCCACAATCTCTTTAGTATCGGTATCAAAAGAAACCCATAACTGTTGGTCTTTTAATAACACATCTCTCAATATATCATGTTCAGTAAATCTGCCGTATGTATATTTAGCACAGTTTTCTACATACTCTTTTATCTCTACCCAAACATCTGCGATGTGTTCTTTTGGAACAATCGTTGCTTTCTTCAAGCTGGCATTAACCTCTCTGCTGTTACCTCTTTACCCATTTTTTCAGTGCCTGTTCTGGCTTTTCTAACTCTATCCATCATAGCATAAAGTTGCTCTGCACCTGCATCAGAAGAACCATTACCTAAACCACTAACTACATCTGCAGGTATTACAAATTCGTTTTCTGATAATAATACTGGTTGTTCACCATCAATACTAGCTGGTATCTCATCAGATACTCCATCTCCCACACCTGTCTCTAAATAACCACCTTCTTGTAGTAGTCGTAACCCCGTAGGTTGATTTAAATTTAATCGTCTATTAGGGTCAAATCTTTCTTCATTCATTTCAGCTGTGGTCATATCTGGCACCATCGCTCCTGCTACTCCAGGTAAGCCAATAGCTCCTGCTTTTAGAGCACCTTTGGTCATGTCTCCACCACCTAAATTGCTTATAACTTGACCTGGATTAGTAAATAAATTTTTAGCTGCTGTAGTTGCTGAGTATGTTGGAGTAGCTGTGCTTGTAGCAGCGGCTGCACTAGGAACTCTTGAACCTCCCATCAAAGCATTTGAAGCCATTTGCTCTTTACTAGCATTTGCTAATGTATTAACACCACCTGCTCCTGCTCCTGCTCCTGCTCCTGCTCCTACCCCTGCTGCAGCTTTACCAAGTTCACCACCACCGAATCCTCCAAGACCACCTGTAACAGCACCCATCAATGGGTCTTCATTTCTTAATGCAGCTATACCTGCACCTGTTGCAGCACCTGCAGCCAAAGCATAGCCAGGGAATGCAAATCCTGCGGCCATTGGGGCTAAACTTGAAAATATATTTCCTAAACTCATAAGTATATTATAACCTTTTTATATCCTTAATCAACGGCTTCTGCCCCTGATACGTGAATTGTTAGTCCTGTTCCACTACCTTTAAACTGTATAGTTTCTGCTGCATTTAAAATCTGTGTACCCTTCCATTGAAAAGTAGTATTTGCAGCTATACTCTCTCCACTAAATAATGCATTCGCTGTTCCTGCTGTGCCTTGGTCAGGCACTAAACTTACAAATAAAGTTACTGCTCCACTTGTAGTATTACATACTGTGATATCTTTTACATAAGTACGAGTGTTAGACGGACAAGTATAGATAGCCAAAAAAGCTGTAGTGCTTGCTGCCTGTGCTAATCTAGCTGGTGTAATCTTTTGAAATGCCACTAATTATCTCCTAGCCAATTTAATGTGGCTAATGCATCTATCCTAGCTTTTACTTCATTATTGTTTCCGTCCACTTGGTTAAAGTATAAACGTAATTGATTTACTAATTGTAACTGTTGCCCTTCATTATACTCTTGTGGTGGGTTAGTTAAATTAGGTCCTTTGGTTGATGGTATATTTGACATTATCCTCTCCTACCGTTTGGTCTAAAATCTACTCTAGTTGTACCAAGTTGCCACTGCACTCCAATATCTTCACTAGCTATTTTAAAATTCATCTGTCTACCTCGTGCTCTAACATAAACTTGATTAGTATACTCATCAACAGTAGCCGTAGTTATAACATCTCTAGATAAAGTATTACCTACTACATCAGTTGTGCTAGTAGCAGCACCAGGGAAGTTTCTAACTCCTACTGTTACTTGTACTTCTGGGGTTAATGCTGCACCTTGTGCGGTCGCAGTGTCAGAGTTAGTAAAGTTTACATCAGGTATAACTCTTTTAGTTAATATAAATTCATCTCCATCATCAATACCCATATCTCCAGATTCAATAAATGATGATATAGCAGTTGGAGTTGCACCTGGCACAGCCACATTATCTTTACCATCCTCATGTCTATATACATAACCATTGAAAGTAGCTAATGGGAACTTGATAGTCCCAGCATTTGCCCATGCTGTTCTAGTTAAATTACCAAAATACCAAATCTTTTCTTCATAGTTGTAAATTACATACCTATCTATGCTATTAGAACCACCTGAACAATAGAACCAAATGACCTCGTTAAACTCACTGTTAATACCTGCAAAGTTTAAAAACCCACTATCTTTATTCATATCTTCAAATACATACTGCTTTACAGTGCACGGTAAAGTATTAACTCTACCATCATACATAAAGAATTTATCTACTCCCATCCAATACACAACATTGTTAGCTTCTGCTACCACTTTAGGAGCAATAATGTTTATACTGTCACTAATCTCTTGTATAGCAAACACCTCTTCCGTACCTAAAAATTGTAATGTTGACAACGCAATATCAGTAAAGATAAGCACCTCTTGTCTAGTTCTAAATCCAGTAATAATTTGTGAACCTTGTTTTACTCGTATAAACCCAGCAGTATTAGTAATCTGTGGTTTCCACTCTTCAGGCTGAGGTCCTATGTCGGGGTCTACGTTAGCCCATCTAATAAGCATTGGGTCAAAAGTTCCAGAGTAATCTATCTTTTGATAAGTCCCTACTGGACTTGCACTTCCGCCTGGGTCATAAGGTAATGTAATAGTAAAAGTTGTGCCAGAAGGCACGGTGACTACTTGAAACTCTCCTTGATATGCTTGTGGTGCTTGTCCATCAAACTGAACCCAATCT